AAGAGCAACAGACCTAAACACTGTACGTTCAACGATTGAATCTAGGCTTGCCACAGAGCTTGCATTAAGTCCTGCCATTCCGGTTGTCTTCAACAACGTATCCTATTCACCAACGCCTAATTCATCATGGGTGCAATGCCTATTGAATTTTGGGGCGAATGAATACCTAAGTCTCGGCGGAACATCAAACTCATATAACAGGATCAGTGGTGTCATCGTTGCCAATATCTTCACACCAAAAGGCGTTGGTGCTGGCGCAAGCTATACCATAGGCAAGCGCATTCGTGACCTGTATAATCGGATTATTGTGTCGGGGGTTTACTTCGATGCACCCATTGGCCCTGAAGTGGTGTCCGCATCACCTGAGGGCTACTTCCAAACACAGGTCCGTGTGACCTTTGAATTCATCGAGGAACTCTGACCATGGCTACTCTTCGCGGTGAACAGGGCACTGTTCAATTTGACGCCGCAGGCTCCAGTAACGCCACAATCGTCGGCACCCGCAGTTGGAGCCTGACAATCACCAAGGAAACGTTGGACACCAGCAAGCATGGTGACACCTTCCGCAGCTTTGTTGGCAGCATGGTGTCTGGCTCTGGCACCGTTGAACTGGTCTACGACCCTGATGCCACTGGTCAAGCCGGTTTCATTGAGGATGTAGTCACCACTGCAGATACTGCAGACGCAACTTTTGAGTTGTTCACCACTGGCACGACTACTGGCAGCGACTCTGTGAGCTTTGCTGGCATCATCACTGACATGGAAATCACTTCCACAGTTGGCGAGCTAGTCATTGTCACTTGCAGCTTTATCACCAGCGGCACGATTACTTCTAACCTTGAGTAATTAGGCTATAGTTTGAGCATCAAAGCCAATTTTTCTTGATGTCACGGACCGTTGACCTGCTGGTTGAGGCTTTTGATCTTAACCAGCGTCGTAAATTTGAGCTAAAGAACGAGGCGGGAGATACGGTCATTGACCTGTATTTCAAGCCGATCACCCGCGCTGATCGCAAGAAAGCGCAAAGTCTTGCTGGTACGCAAGAGGCGTTGGATATCAGCACTCAGATGCTATGCCAGATGGCCGAGCTGGAAGACGGCAGCAAGGCATTTGCTTCTGCTGATGCAGCCAAGTTGCAGCGTCAGTTGCCTGAGTCTGTATTGAACGAGCTTGAGCTATTCCTGTTTGGTGTTGGTGGAGATGCTGAGCTGGAAGAAGCAAAAAACGACTGACGCAGGACAGTTGGCTTTACTTTGAGTTTTTTCTGGCCTGCGAACTAGGGATGACAGTAAGCAGGCTCCGCACGGAATTGACGGATGCGGAGCTTGTTCATTTTGCGGCTTATTATCAAGTCAAGGGTGAGCACGAAGAAAAGGCAAGAAATCGCGCAAAGATGCGGCGGCGGTAATATAGGGGCATTGCTGGTCGGCTATGGCAGTATCCAACGTTGAGCTTAGGGTTGATGCGCGTAACGCTGTTGATCAGCTAAGAAAAACAAATACAGAGACGAAAAAACTTGAGCAAACTGTAAATAAAACAAACGGCAGATTACGTGATGCAAACGGTCGTTTTGTGTCAACAGGCAAAGCCGCTGGTACGGCTACAGGCAACATACAACGTATGGGTGTTGCATTACGCACAACCCTGGGGCCAATAGTTGCTCTTGTTGGAGCAACTAACTTATTGAACCGCAGCCTAGACATTGCCGGTGAACGACAGGCTCAAGTGGCAACATTAGCAGCAGGCTTAAAAAGATTAGGCCAAACGCAATCTGAGGTTGACCAATTAGCTGCTGCAGCTGATCGCCTTGGCAGACAAACTTTGTTTGACGAAGAAGATTTTACGGCTGGATTTACTCTGTTAACTTCCTTTAGAAGGATTGGGGTTGACAGCTATGAACGAGTGGCAACTGCAGCGGCAGATTTGGCGGAAACTACAGGGCAAGACGTCCGTTCTGCATTGATGCAGTTGTCAAAAGCCTTAGAAGATCCTGCAAAACGTGTTACTGATCTAGCAAGAAGCGGCACAGTTTTTACGGATCAGCAGAAAGAACAAATTAAAACCTTGCAAGAATCTGGCCGTCTTCTTGAGGCTCAGAACTTAATTTTAACTGAAATTGAGGCGCAATATGGTGGTGCAGCTGAGGCTGCGGGGTCTGCAGGATATGCAGGCGCCCAAGACACGCTTAATGAATCATTGCGTGACTTGCAAGAAGCACTTGGTAATTTAACATTACCAGCAGCAATAGAGTCTCTCCAAACACTTACACAAGTTGTTGACATTTTAACCGGAAAAGTAGAAGAGCTAAGGACTGAGTTCAGGCTTTGGAATGCAATTATAAATCAAGTTGCAGGCGGTTTGCCTGAAGTTGGAATTGGAATAGGAGATGTAACTAACGCAATTATTGAATCGACAAAAAATCTTGTTCCGTTTGTCAGAACCCTTGAACTTGGGTATAAGTTTTTACGCTTAATGGGTCAGGCACAGTTGCCTGAAGATTTTGGAGACATGATGGATGGCGGCGGATTTTTGCCTGAAGATCAGCCGGTAGACCCTACACAACAAACCTTGCCCCCGAAACCGCAAGCGAAACCGCAAGGAAAAGTTGAAGAAGAACGGATGCGTCGTTTGCAAAATAGAATCAATGCAGCACAAAAGTATTTACAAGCAGAGGCTAAAGCAAACGCAGAAATTGAAAAGCAAGGTGAGTTACTTGCTGATGCCCTGAAGTCTTCACAACGTGCAGTAGAACTTGCTGAAGCACGACTAAACGGGAATGAGGATGAAGTAAGGCTACAGCATGAAATCGCAGACATTCAAGAAAAGTTTAAGGGCAATGGTGCTGACATCTTGATACAAGATCTTAAGCGCGTCAAAGCATTAGAAGATCAAAAGGATGCAGCAGATGCCTTGGCAAAAGCAGAAGAAGAACGACGTAAGAACGATCCAGGCGTGCAAATGCAAGAACAACTGGACAAATTACTTGACAAGCAAAATCAAGCTGCTGCGGCTGCTACTGCTTTTGGTAATGCGTTCAGTACTGCAATTACCAGTGTCATCAATGGCACCAAGAGTGCGGATCAAGCAATCGCAGACATGCTGTCGTCTGTTGCCGAACACTTTATGGATATGGCGGCTCAGATCATTGCGAAGCAGTTGGCGATTATTGCCTATGGCCTGATCATGAAGGCTTTGGGTTTTGGTTTTAATCCCAGTCAAGATGGTATTAGCGGTCTTAGTATTGGCAGCCCTAGCTCATTTGGCGGCGGCAATTTATTTGCGGCAGACGGTGCTTATGTTTCCAGTCCTACTAGCGCTGTTGTTGGTGAAGGCGGTGAACCCGAATACATTATTCCTGAAAGCAAGATGCGTGAAAGCATGTCGCGTTACTCACGCGGCGCAAGAGGTGGATCAGTTATTCCTGAGAATGGTGGTGGCGGCAGCGTAATGGATGGTGGCGGTGGCACTGCTGTTGCCGCACCAATCGACGTCCGCTATACAGTGGAACGGATCAATAGCGTTGACTATGTGACTGCTGATCAATTCCAACAAGGTATGCAGCAAGCCGCCAATCAAGGTGCTAAACAAGGTGAACAGCAGACACTGAAGCGGCTGCAAATGAGCAGCAGCACTCGTAAGAGGTTAGGAATGTGAGCCAGTACGCTTTCGGTCATGCAATCAGAATCAAACGCAGAGGCCAAGAAAACTTTCGTTTCCAGAACTTTTTTATAGGCAAAGAGATTAGGCACAAAAGTCGGGAGCAGCGTACTTCTGATCCTTTAGGCAACGGAAGCGCATATATCTTTGTCCCGTTTGGCTTTTCTGGCGTTACCGTCAACCGCACTGGTGATGGCCTAGAAGCTACCGTTGTATTTCCTAACAATGATCTGACTCGTAGCTGGGCGGTAACAGCGATTGAAACCCGTCATTTGATTGAAGTTGACGTGCTGCTCATCGAAGACTCAACCCCTGACAGTGGGCCTACAGCAAATCACAACATCGTTCACACATACATTGGTCAGGTAACAGGAGGTCAATGGGATAACGTATCTTTAAATTTAGAACTCAGTTCAGTGCTGGACGCTGTTGGAACGGACGTTCCACGGCGTGCATTGACCCGCAAGATTGTCGGCAACCTACCAATCAGCAGCAATGTCAGACTGCAGTGATTTAATTGGGATGCCGTATCGGTTTGGTGCTGACGGCAGTGATGGCTATATCGACTGCATCCACCTGTGCTACGAGGTGTTGGAACGCTTGGATATAAAAGCACCACCGTTTAAGCAATCCTGGTACGAAGCAAGCAAATGGGACGTGTGCCGTGACTTGATGCGCTGGGGTGTACGAGTCAAAAAGCCAGAGTATGATGGGGACATTCTGCTGTTACCACAGCAATCCTGGGCATTTGCGATCACATGGCAAGCGGGAATCTTGTACGTCAATCGAATGTCGGAAAAGATTCAGTGGTCTTCGGCCCGACTGTTTACGACGTACCACTGCTTCCGTACGAGAAACAGCTAATACAAACGATTGGGATAACAGAGGAAGATTATCGGAAGTTTGCTGCTGAGGTACGGCGTCGTGGACGTTTAAGGCCTGCTGAATACGACCATATCCCTAACATACAAAACGAAATCTCGACAACTGCAATTCTTGTTAATCTTGCCATCAGCCTTGTGCTGACTGGTGTTTCTTACCTGCTGACACCTAAGCCTAAGATGCCTAGCGCGGCACGGAAAGGCGGCTCTATTGATCTTGAAGGCTTTACTGGGCCAACACGGTTTACGCCATCAAGGGGCTTTGAAACGTTGGCAGATATTGCTGATTATGCCTCACCAATACCGATTGTATTTGGGCTATACGACAGTTCTGACAACGTTGGCGGAATGCTCGTCACACCAAAAATGGTGTGGTCGCGCATGTTCAGCCATGGAGCGCATCAACAGGCGAAGATGTTATTTGTGGTTGGGGAGCAGGGCTTAGTCAACAATGCGGGAAATAGCGGTATTGATAAGCCAGATTTAGAAGGTATTTTCTTGGGCAACAATGCTTTAGACCAAATATTTAGTGATCAGTTTGCTTTTTATTGGAGGCAAGATACAGAAGACGGTAAACGTATTGTTGGAGATGACAAGAGGTACGGCACAAAAGGTTCGTTTGCTAGCGGTGATCCTGATGGGCCTAAGGGGAATGAAGAAGTATTTTTGTGTCCGACCAGACTTGTTGTCAACGATACAGGCTTTTGCCACGCATTTTCGCCTGCAAATAATACAGAGTTTGGTGTTTATGGAGCGATCGCAAATGGAAATTCTTACCGCTTAAATTATCAAGCTATTTCTGTTTTTAAGGATGGAAAAAAAAATGCTCAGCGTCAGCAGATAGCTGAACGGATTAAAATCATTGGTGACCAAAATTTTGGCAGAGATGAAGGCGTGGAATACAACTCAACCAAAATGCGCAAAGCAGTGGTAGAAAAAAATGAAGTATCAGCAGAAGGGAAGGGAAGAAACTACAGCCCAAGAATGGGTTTATTTAAGTTAAAGCGCAAGGATGGAAGCGAGGACCAAACGGATAGCAACAAGCTGAAAAAAGTTGTAACAGTTGAAGAAGGGGACAAAGTAGTATTTTTAATATCCAGAACATCTATTGACAAGGATTTGTATAGACATACAGAAGAAAACGAAGGTGATGGCAAAGGCCCTGCTGTGGACGACATTAACAGCACTGTTCGATCCATGCAATTTGCCGCTGATGAAGTAATGCAACTTGGTGAATTATTTTCCATTGGCGGTACTGTTTGGAAAGTGACAAAAAGATCGGCATCACGTTTTGAGCCTGATACAACGGTTGATCAAGATGACACAAGAAAAGATGAAAGAAGCCAATTCATTACATTAGAGTGCATTGACACAAGCACTTGCGTTGACAACCCTGAAATTGGGCTTGTAAATAAAGAACTTGTTATTGAGCCCAATAAAGACGATAGAAAAGATTACATTGATGATAATCCTGAACCAGGTGAAGGCGGAAATGTTGGCGAGAGTTTTTTCCCGATCACAAAAGTTTCTTTTGCAACGATTAGAAATAATCGCCCTGCAGCAGTTATAGAGCTTGGCATTAAAAGCAGCGTATTCCAAACCTTAAAAGGCCTCTGCGCTTTTGGTGGCTTGCCTTCTCCAGAAGAAATAAGGGACTTTGGCAAAGAAAATGTCTCTATTAATAATGCAACATATACTGGCTCAATTACTAGGTCTTCTGTATTCAGAATTTTTGTTAGAAAAGCTGGGCAAGAAGATGAAGGCAAAGGATTTACATTTGCGCCTTTACCTCAGTTTTTTGCAATCAGAGGAAGCAAGCCTGTTGCTCAATACAACTCAATACGCATTATTCAATCGTCAAACAAAACGCCAAAAGAGCTTGAATTTAAGTTTGTAGCAGTGCCAGGATCGGAGCTGAGGCTTTTGGCTGATGATTTTGAATTTTCTGAATTAAATAACGAGTATGACGGCGAAGATTCTTCAAGGACAGAAAATGTAAGGCTACCTGGTCTTGGAGAAATGAAAGTTGCATACAAGGGCAAAAAAGTGCCAAAATTATTAATTACTAGCAACAAAGAGTTTTTTAGGGGTGAGCAAACAATAATCGGGACTAAAAATATAGATAAGCCAACTTCTGTTGAGAGAGGGCAGGTACTTCCTGAGCCTGACTCTGGAACGCAAGTAGAAGCGATTCAGCGCATTAGGAATATCGGCAGCCTAGACACTGATGACGACAAATCTGCTCCTGGTAAGAATGGAGCATTTTCACATGCGATAGCAGGTAGCGCCGATAATGGCTTGTATTTTCAAACGCCTGTAGGAGATAGTACGCCTACAATCAGAACGCGGGAATTTTTTGACAATAATAAATGGATTGTTATTGATTGGACTTTTAGAAAAATTGCATTAGCTTCAACTCATTACGCATACGCTAATGGAGCGAGAACTGCTTGGGTGCCAAACACGGCAGATGTGGTTGGCAGTTCGCGTGGTTTTGCTGTAGGAGATGTGGTGACGATTAAGCGTGGACTGGGTGGAACAAATGTTTATGGAGGCGATCCCAGTGAATACCCAAACAGCAACCCATTCAGGCAAAACAACCCAGGTGGAACGACTGCCTCAGGAGGAAACCTAACTTTTTCGGGCCGTGATGTGCAAATCACAAACGTCAGTGAAGTTGAAGTTTTAGGTGGCCGCACACAAGGTTATCTTTACGAGCTTTTCGGTAACGCTGAGAATCTTAGTGCTGGAAGCGTTTCAAACCCAGAAGTGGTAACCTTTACTAAAGGGGCAAAATCTATAAAGATTCAATTTCAATCTACAGTACAAGATCTTAACGAAAATTTCTCTGGTCAGCGCAAGGGATGGAATCGCCCAACAATGACTGTTGTTCAAGATTCGGATACTACGAACAACTGGGAAGCTGGAGATACTTTTGATCATCTTGTGACCCCAAGTGCAGTAAACAATCCATTTCATAACAAATACGGAAATGTTGGTTTTAGATATAAAATAGGGTCTATAAATGTAATAACAACACCAACGGTAGAGCGAGGTGCAGAAGGGTTTGTGACAACTTCCCAGCTTTCTGACTTAAGTCTTTATAGAGAGCTTGTTGAAAAGTCAAACAGCAATGCACCCGAGCATGAAATTGTATATGTCAACGAAATACTTGAAAACGAAAGAGTTCCTAATTTTTTCAATTTAACTCAGGCCGGATTGTCTTTGCGAGCATCGCGTAATTTTACACAATTAGATCAATTGCGTTGCTGGATCGGTAGGGGCACCAGAGTTAAACGATTGCATCCAGATCGTGAGCAGTGCTATGGCGATTCAAAGGAAATTGGCGCCAGCAATTTGTTTACCGATTTAGTCTTTTATTTGCTGACGGACCAGATGGCTGGAGCAGGTGGATTGCTTGGCATGAAGGCTGATAATGCTCCGCTGGTTGACTTAGATCAAATGATTGAAACCACGCGGTTTATCAAAAAACAGAAGCTTTACTTTAATGGGCCAATAACGGACAGAACAAATTTGAGGCAATTTATTACGGATCTAGCGCCAGACTTTTTGTGCAACTTTATTGTGTCTGATGGTAAATTTGCGCTCAAGCCTGCTATTCCGTACAACCCCAAGAGCGGAAACATTAACACTGGTCCGGTCGTAATTGAGCAGTTGTTTACATCCGGCAATATCTTCTT